CGGGGTGACCTTGGCGGGATAGCGCTTCTGAATCAGGCCATCTTTCACCGTAGTGGTGTTAGCAGGGCCCTGGTAATGCACGCTATCCGGCCCGAAGCCGTCGGCAGTGTAGGTCTTAGCATTGACGGTAAGGGACATCTTATACTCCTAAATTGAGTTGTAAACTACCCCAACTGGGATAGTGTCCGGATCCCACGCCCTTTCAGCTGCTGCCTCAACAGCATTGCAGCATCAAGGAGTCGCCAGTCCTTCAAGAAGTCGAAGGGGTTCTGGCGCAGCGTGAGGGTTGGTACTGCCCTGGTCGGACTGCGTCGAAGGATCGACTCAGTCGTCACCCATGCACCTGCCATGTTACGCGTTACCGCGTACCCGGCATTTACAGAGGAGGTATTGCCCGTTACAGAGTACACCGTGCTCCGGATGTTTTCGGACACGAGGCACCCACCCAAGCGATTCCAACCAGGTTGGATAGCGCTCCCGAGGGCCAACGCAAAGTCGTTCACGTTAACCACCCAGTTAAGTACAAAGGAGAACCTCGTAAGATCCACAGCGGCGAGAGGCACGTTGGCCAAATTTACGCCTAGGTAATCGTTCCGAGTGAGCGCCAGATCCCATAGCGACATTGCGCGGAGCTTACAGCTCTCGTTGCTTGTTTCGCTGCAGGGTGTGCGCGTGATCCCGTACGAAAGCAGACCAGTAGAACTGGAATTCGCTTCGACTACCGTGTTCCCTCGAGAGGTGACACGATGTCTGAGCGGATCTGCCTCGCGCTTCCACGCTTTCAACAACCCGACCGTATCATAAACCAAGGGCCGCACGCCGAAGCGCGCGGGGAGCCACGTATCTGCTAGCTCCGCAACGAAGTCCCTAAGGTTAGTACGAGCGACCTCCCCCCTCCCGAGCGTCCCGGCCTCACGGCCGTAACGATACTTGCCTGACAGCGACTGCACGCGGTTATTTATCCCGCTCATGCAGTTGGCCCAGTCACGTATAAGCTCTGGAAACAATCGGAGGGTCTTTCCCATCTCAGCCATAACTACAAGTGCTTGCGCATCTGGCTGGACAGACAAAGACTGTGTGGTCGCGACAGCAATTGCCCTCTCAACTACTGAGGGGTCCGCAGAAACGAGCGGCAGCAAGCTTCCATTAATGCCCGGGCGCACGCGGATTACTCCACGATTCACCGGGTCTATGAGAAGTGCCGATAACCAATCACCATCACAGGAGTACTTTACACCGATATTACTACCGGAGGTACTTACGACTGCACTACCATTAGAATGTCCGGAACTTTCTAACCGGACATGAGTCATGGCGTTAAAGAAGGTCTCCCCGTTTCCCACACGTTCGTGGAAATTGGGTATGAGGATATCATCCATACTCTCCCAATCACTACTTCCGCAAGCTACTCGCGTAGCAACAACACCGTTTCCGGAGGGTGCATTTGAAAGCACTTCGTAAACGGTATAACCAGGGTTTATGCGGCCGCGTGAGCGGTTGCGCACCACTGGCGCGGAAG